CATGTGATCGTATTCGTGTTGGAATATTCTACTTATCATACCGTCTAACTGGCCTTCTTGTAAATCACCATTCTCATCTTCATATTTAACAACAACTTTACGAGGTCTTGTAATTGTTAAGAATACGAAAGGAAAGGTTAAACAACCCTCTTTCATAGAAACTGTTTCATCACTTGAAGAAATTATCATAGGATTAAAACAAGTCATCTTTAACCCTCCCTCTAATTGTGGATGTCCACCCATAACAAACATATTAAAAGGTAAACCAACTTGATTGGCTGATAATCCTATGCCACCATGTCTAAACATTGTTTCAAACATTTTATCTGACACTTCTTTTCTATCTTTAAATCCCTCATCTTTCATCATATCATCTTGGAAAGGAGCTATCGCCGACAATACTCTAGGATCTTTTGGTGATATTAATTTATAAAATTCTTTCATTATAAGGTTCCTTGCATTAAATTAAATACAACAGCCATAGTCGCAAAAAATATTGCTATCGCTGTTATACCAATTACATATTTTAAAGTTTCATTTAGTTTCTTAATTATCTTCATTATATATATCTCCTATTTAAGCGTTTTGTAATCTTGTAAAATTATGTTCTTTTTCAAACTTAATTATATTAGAAAATTTATCAAATAATATATCACCTTTGTGTGATATAATAAAGATGTTTTCTTTTGGCATAGTTTTTATGATCTTAAAGAAATCGTCTGTGCCTTGACCATCTAAACTACTATCAAATATTTCATCTAATACTAATAAGTTTGTATTTGTACTATTTTTCATTTTGGCTATAGTTCGCCATGTAAATAACAATGCAAGGTCTATTCTCATTTTCTCACCCTCACTAAAGTTATTATAATTAAATGTATCTCTATATCTACTTTTTACTGTTTCGTTAAATTCTTCATCTAAATGAAATGACACGAAGAAGTCCATAGATTGTAAATACTGATTAATTAAATTGTTCATTATTGGTAAATACTTTTTAATTATTCTAGCCTTAGCGCCTTTATCGTTTAATATTTCTCTTAATATATCAACGTATTCTTTTTGTTCTACAACTCTTTGTAAGTCTTGTTTAGATAATCCTAAGTCTGATTTTAGTTGATTTATTTCTTCTTCCAACTTAACAACATTTGTTTCTTTATTCTCTAATAGATCAATCTCTGTTTCTATTGAGTTTGATTGTTTTTTAAGTTCTTCAATGGATGTATTTACCTTTGCTAAATCAACATGCAAATCGTTTATTTTATTTGATATGGCATCCATTTCTTTTACTTTTGTTTCTGTTTGTGTAATCTCTTTTATTAAATCGTTCATTCCAGATTCTAACTTATCTATCTTTTGAGCTTCACTGTTTATCTTATTTTGTTTAAAATTATTATCTATTGGTTGTGTACAAACATTACAAGTTTCATTATTTAAGAAAAAGTCTAAAGTCTTTTTATGACTTTGCAAATTATGTTCTATTTTTGTTTCTAGTTTAGATAACTGAGTTAATTTTGTTTTATGTGGTTTGCCTGCCTCAAAAACAGAGCTTTGATTTTCTAATTCTATATTAATATGTTGTATCTTTTTATTGTAATTTAATATATCCTGATTATGTTTATCAAGTGTTTGTTTCTTGTAATCTTTATCACTTACATTTCTATTTTTTAACACATTAAAATGATCTGATTGTAAATTAAACTTTGATTCTATTAGATCACATTTATGTTTCGTTTCTGTCACCAACTTTTGTAAGTCCGATTGTTGACTTCTTAATATTAAGTCCATTAAACCGAATACTCTTATGTCTAATATTTCTTCTACAACCTCTCGTCTATATCTAGGTTTCATTTTCATAAATGGTTCATAAGAAGAAGAGCCTAATAATACAACTTGTAAAAATGATCTATAATTTAGTTTCATTATATTTGTTTCTAAGTATTTTTGATAATCAACACTTGAAGCTTCTTGGTTAATTAAACCTGTTTCATCATATATCTCAAACTTATTTGGTTTTATGCCTCTTATAATTTTATAGTTCTTAACACCTACGCTAAACTGTACTTCCACCTCTGTGTCACCATTATTGATTGTATTTACTATTTGATCTTTTTTAATTAATCTAAATGGTCTGTTAAACAAAACAAAACACAATGCGTCAAGTAAAGTAGATTTACCACTACCATTATGTCCTACAATTAAAGTAGTTGAGGCTTTGTTTAATTCTATTTCTATAGGTGTATTACCAGTAGATAAAAAGTTTTTCCATTTTATCTTTTTAAATGTTATCACTTTTCACTTGCCTCACTATAAAGTTCTTTTGCAAATTTCTTTAACTTAGTTTTATCTAGTTCAGTATCTATCTGTTCAATATAGTTACCTAAAAATGTTAGAGTATCTTCGCCTTGTTCTAATATGTTTTCTTTTACTGTAGCTGTTATATCACTACTTAAATCTTCTATAATATTAACTTCATGTAAATTAATTTCACTATGCAATCTTTCAATAAATCTATCAAACATATCACTATCCGTTTTGTTAGATACAAAAAGTTTTACAAAACATTCATTATAAGGTTTTACATCAAAAGTTTTATAATCATTTTCTTTATCGTTGTATATAATCTTTTTAAAAATTGATTTTGGATTGGACACTCTTTCCAATTCTCTTGTTGATGTATCAAATATATGAAAACCTTTTGGACAGTTATAGTCTGACCAAGTCATTTCATATTGTGTTCCACAGTAGTAAATATGGCCGTCATCCGATTTTTTGTGAAAATGTCCTGATATAACTTTTTCAAATCTTTTGAATAGTGATTTATCTAAACCTTGTTCGTTTATATGTCCTTTGTGCATTTCAAAACCTTTAATCTCTAAATGACCCATAGCAATAGATGATGTTGAGTGATCTATGGTATGTAGAGTATCTTCATAATTATCATCACATATCCAAGGTAAAAATAATATGTCTAAGCCATCAAAATTAACCTCTTTAGCATTAGTATATACTTTAGCATTTTTACTAATGCTTAAGTTTTGCATAGCATTTATTTCGTTGGTATTTTTATAATAGGTGTCATGGTTACCAATAATAATATGTGTGTCAATATCTAGTTCTTCTAGTTTATTCCAAAATACTTTTTTAAAATTGTGTGCTGTACTATGATTAATATATTTTCTTCTATCAACCACATCACCTAAATGTACTAAAGCTTTGATATTATTTTCTTTTAAATAAGGAAAAAACACATCATTATAAAATGCGTTTTGATATTTCTGAAACGCTGGAGAATCATTTCTCACCCCAAAATGGGTATCATTTAACAAGGCTATTTGCATTACTGTATAAAAAAGTCTAAACTTGCTTTACTTGATCGTCTTCTTGTTTTTTTAACTTTAGCTGTTTTGATTGATACAACTTTTGACTTCTTTTTATCACTATCACTTTCTACCATAGGTATATTTTTCTTTAAAAATTCTGTAAACTGATTCTTAAATTCTCTGTCGTGGCCTGGCATTAAAGCATAATCGTCCATGTTAGACTCAGTTAATATCTTATGTTTTATTATTGTTTGTTTCTTTTCTTTTTGTATTCTTCTAATAAAAGCATAATAGATTATCTGTGTAAAATAGGCGAAAGGATTGTTTGACTTTTCTGGATTAAAATTATCCAAATATTGTAAACAGTTTTCAATACCATCACTAATCATATCGTCCCTAAACGTATAATTAATAAAATTTGGTCTATAAGATAAATGGTTTGCAATTTTTAAAAAACACTCACCAATATAGTTAGATACAGCTGGTTTTTCTAAATTCTTTTTCTTGGCTGATATGACTGCTTTTCTATATTCAATCATAGCCGCTAAAAATTCTTTATTTGAAACGTAATGTTCTTTTTTAGTTTTTGTGCTCATAATATATAATATACACTATTTCTTTGTTTTTGTCAAGCTCTCCATAATTAATTCTACAATAACGCACTCTGCTTTACCGTAGTCTTCAAAATTTTCTTTATAATGTTTCCAAATTCTTTTTTCTAATGTTTTTTGAGTTCCAATAAAAGTATAATTATATTCACAATATTTCTTCCAATTATCACTGTTATATGTTACTTTTATTCGCCATTCGGAAAGGCTTGACTTTTTCATAAAAATGTATATACTGGGGTATGTAGCCCGGTAAATGAGGAGCTTTAAGTACCACAGTTACCTAATGTATTGTTTCGCCACCATCATCATAATCACGGAACTCATCCCACAATTCATTAAACTCATCATTTTGTTCTCTATTCATATTTTGAGGAGCTGATTTCTTTTTAGTAGGTGTATCTATTTTATCATAACGACTAGCAATTTCATTATAATTCTTACACATAACACCAGTAGCATTTGTGATAGTCATTATTTTAGATTTAGGTATTGTAATAACCTTATCGTTAGTATAAGCTGCCCACTTTATAAGAGCAATATAATCTTTTAGTCCTTCAGCAGTTAACTGAGATACATATTTTATCTGTAGGGGTTTTTCAATTCTAAGAAGTGTAGATTTAGCGTCTAACTGTTCCTTAGGAAAGTTACAGACTATATCATCTCCGTTGTCCAGCTTAATTATTTTAATCTGATCCATTACTACTATTTATAAGCTCCACATTGTGCATTTCGTAATCAAAATCTTCACTTGAATATATGTTAACTCGTTCTCTAAAATGTTGTAAGGTATAGTTGTCTTTTCCTTGATAACTTACATCATCTGATATATCATATAAAGTAGCCGCTGAATTATTATCTTTTAACCGAAGACCACGGCCAATACTTTGGAGATTACGAATCCTAGACTTTGAAGGACTAGCAAAAACGATATTGTGTAAATTGCGAATATTAATCCCAGTAGAAAAAGTGCCGTAACTAGCAATAATAATAGCATTATCCGATTTCTCAGTAATCGATCTAATAGATTCTCTTTCATCTGCCTCTACTCCTCCGTGTACGAAAAAGACTTTTCTGTTTTCTGCTTTTTCGTCTATTAACTGTTTTAATTTTTCACCGTGTTTTTCCACATATTGGAATAAACACAAAGAATTGCCTTGTAAAGACAAACAAAGATTTCTTATGTATTTATTTCTTTTTTCATTTGAAACAAGATAATCCATTTCTTCCTGATATGTTTTATCTTTTAAAAAGTGTCTAGCATTTTTATCGTGTTGTAATATCAAACATATAATTTTTAATTGAGCTAATTGTTTCTTTTCTTGCAATTCACTTGTAGATACTACTTTATTAACTTGACCAAACAATCCTTCTAACACAAGTTTATGTGTTTTAGTGCCATCTAAAGTACCTGTAAGACCAACTCTATATTTACACTGTTCTAACTTGGTCATTATCTTTGTCAATGAAATTGCTTTAAATAAGTGTGCCTCATCACCTATAATCATACCAAATTTTTTAAACCAATTTTTAGGTTGATTATATATTGATTGCCATGTAGATATTATTACTCTTTTATTTGTTTCTTTATCATGTCCTTGATATATTCTATGTACATTTCTGTCTGCATTATATCCATAATCTTTAAAATCTTTAAATAGTTGTTCTACCAGTGAAGTGGTCGGGACAATAATAAGTATTTTGTCTTGTTTGGTATCTTTTAACCTTAACAAATTGTATATCAACATTAAATATATAATTAATGATTTACCAGAAGCTGTCGGCGATAATAATAAACATCTACTTTTTTGTATAGAGTGTACAAAGGCCTCTCGTTGATAATCTCTTACAGTAATCTTTGGTATCTTTAATGCTTTTATAAACTTATCAACCATAGTTTGGTCAACAACAGTATCTTTTATTTTTGTGCCATCAACTACTTGTATTTTATTATCTTCACACCATTTTTTAATATAAGGATATAGACCAACATATATGGTTCCAGTTGCATACGAAAACAATCTAATCTTTCCGTCCCACACTCTGTTTCTAAATTGTGGCATGAATTTAAAACCAGGTACTTCAAATGTAAAGTATTCTCCTAACTCTCGTCTAATATCAGAGTCGGCCTCTATCTTTAGATTGACCTCATCTTTTTTGTCAATTATGATATATCTTGTGGTGGTCATTTACTAAATTGATTATAGTCGGCAGGTAATCCTAGTAGTGGTCTTCCATCATTTTTGTTTTCATCAAACTCGCTACCTATTTCATTATAATGCAAAAATACTTGTGCATGATTCAAACCAGGAAAAGGTTCTCTCCAATGTTCAACATCACAACCTCTATAAACTATCATATCGCCTTTTTTCATATGTATAGGTTTACCATCTACAAACATAGGCCAGTTCCAATCTTTATGTTTTTCTTCTAAATTACTTGTGTTGTAACCTAAACAAAGAGTAGTTGATATTTCACAACTAGGTCTATCTTTATGTTTCAATAATTCTGCGTCTGTTTCATATAATCTATGATATGAATAAGTTGGTACTAATTTTTTGCCAGTTATAGTTTCCATTTTTTGTGTTCCTAATTCTAATAAAGAATCCATAATAGGGTCACCATATAGAGAAAAACAACCAGGTGCTTGACTATCATTAAAAGTACCATAACGGCCTTCATCATGTACATAGTCTTTTGTAGTCATTAAATATGCTAATCGTTTTGCATTATTAATAACATGATTATACAATAGAGAACATGTTTGTTCATCTATAAAATTTGTTACAGTTACATACTTGTGTTTATCAAAAAATTCAGTTGAGTTCATTATTGAAAAGGCCTTCCTGTTATCCATGCTACTAGTGAATATCTAGTTCCCTCTGTAACTGGTGTGACTTGATGATATTGAAAAGAAGGAAACACTATCATAGATCCTTGATCTTTTATTTCTGTACATTCATGGAATCTAGTTTGAGCATGAGGACCATAATCAAACTTTAACATACCACCTTTATAAGAAGCATCTGGACTTAAATTTATAGTTACACTTATTTTTCTTACTTTACCTATTTGCCAATGTGTTGATGTATAAGTATGTTCTTTTTCTTTTACTGTAATACCTGGAATATATTTTTTATAAGTTGCATGCCAATCCGAATCACCATCTGAGTGCCATCCATAAAAACCACCTTTTTCATATACAGTAAACTGTGGTGTTTCTATACTATCCCATTGCCAGTTCCAAGTGGTTCTTTCGTTGGCTTCTTTTACTCTAGCCAGTATTCTATCGTTTATCCAAGCTTCGTTTAACCAACCAACTTTACTATCTCTTACATATAAGTTTTCTTCTTTGTAATTTGGATCTTGTGCTAACTCTTGTGTGGTCTTATCTAATTTTGCACCTGTAAATTCTTTATTAGCACCTTTGTGTATATTACCTGCAACAGTACCTGAAACATCACCACCTTTTTGTTTAGTTTTCTCAATATCATTCAGACCAAGTTGTATGATTTTTTCACATTCCTCAGGACTAAAAGCTTCTCTAAACCAATAATAAGAATTATATAATTGCATAATAATATTTATCCTCTACTTAAAAGCTGGACCGACCACCCAACCTACTAATACTTTTCTAATACCTTTTGTGACAGGTTTTACTCTATGCCAAACAAATGATGGAAAAGTTATTATTGTTCCTTGTGTAAACTTACCATCAAATTGATAGTATTGATGTTTTTCTGGTTTTGGATTAGGATATGACAATTCTATTTCGCCACCCTCATAATCTTCATTCAAACAAATTGTAAAACTTAATTTTCTTACAGTACCATCATTATATGGTTTTGCGTGACTATCTATATGCCAATCATAATGATTGCCTACTTCATAATAAGTATATTGCAAAGGTTCAACACTTTTTAAATTAAAGTTCCAACCTGATCTTTTATTATGAACAGCTACTATTTTACTAATCTCTCTTGTAATATCAGGATTATTAATCCACTTTATTTTAGATTTTCTATTTGAAACATTACCGTCTTGTATTTTACCTTCTTCTATCTTAAAATTACCAGCAATTTTATCAACATCATCACAGAATTTTTTAGTGAAGTGTCCTAAATTCAGACAATGGTTATATTCTAAAAACATTAAATAGCACCTGAAGTAAATCTCTTCCACTCTATGGCGTTTTTAATTGTAAATGTTCTATTTGATATTTGTCTAATTGTTCTATCTAAAAAGTCAACTGTAGTATCTAAGTAATCTACTTTTTGTTTTTGCTTTATTAATTCTTCATCAGCTTCTAAATATTTATCAATATCTGTTTTTAATATTTTCAAATCAAATGGTTTCTCAGCATAAACCTGAGGGTCTGCTTTTCCTGTATAATATTCCCACTTATTTCGTCTTAGAGAATAAAAATCAGTATTTGCTTTACTTAACATTAACTTAAACTTAGTTAAGTGTTTCATATACTTGTTGTGTAATTGAGGTGTTTTAAGAGATTCTAAATCTAACTCTGTATCGTTAATTTTTAAATCTTTATCTACTTCGTTTTGTAATTGTTCTAAATCCATTATATTATTTCCTTCGCTTTGTAAACAAAATTAATTACAATTCTTTTATTAGTTTTGATTGGGTTACAGGCACAATGTAAAATAGTTGAATTAAATAATACAGCTTTGCCTTTTTTTGGTGTTGATCTAAAAATTTCATTTTCTTTTTCATCATAAAATACAGTATCGCCATCTGAATCATTAACGTAATACAATAAAGAATAAATTAAATTAGATACAGACTCATATCTTTTATTTAAATCTGTATGTGGTATTTGAATACTATCTTTACTATAATTACTTATAATAGTATTAAAGTTAGCTTTTATTCTAGTCAACTTATCTATTTTTAGAAAGTCTTTATTTTCAACCATAGGTAAAATATTAGAAAAAAAATCTGAATTAATTTGTTCTTCATAATAAATGTGTTGAAATTGATAGTTACCAACCACCTTTGATTTTAATTCATTACTTTGAATTTTATCTAAAACTGACTTTTTATCTGTGTGTGGAGAGTGAAACCAGGGAAATTCTAAATCTGTATGAAGATCATATATTTCATTAGCATATTCTTCATTTAAAAAATTTTCAAAAACTTTTATCATAATATATTATAACACAAAACTTGAAAAAAATCAAGCTTATGTGTGCGATATAGTTGTCGTAGATGAGTTTATACCGGCAAAGGTATATATCTCATACTTAAATACACAATTAACTGATAAGTAAGTTATATCAGTTTCTTGTTGATTGTATTGTAGTGGACCTATTGATGTTGGAAATAAGTCTTTAAATCTAATTTCTACCACAGGATTATTCTTGTTTGTTAACACCATTAAAGTAGCGTCGGAGAGCGTTGATCCTGCGCTTGGAGCGCCATACTTTTGTTTTCCAATCTCTGTACTCACACTACCACTGGATGTAGGAAATCTATCTGTACCAGCATTTTGTAAGTTTGCAAATTGAGTATGATCTTCAGGAAACCCTAAGCCTGTCAACCAGTTATGTAATTCTCTGTAGTTTTCTAAGTTTTCATCTACTAAAAATGTTACATTTAAATCCTGATAAGTTAATTTTTCACCAGGAACAGGTATGTTTTTTAAAGGAGTGACTTGTTCTAATGTTGATAATTCTACACCTGGTACATTTATAGCTGTACAAAAATATTCTACTTTTGGTAACTTTAAAATGTTAAATTTAAATTGAGTAGGACTAGCATAGTCTAACTTAGTAGGTTGTCTAGTATAACTGTTTGTAGTTGTCATAATACTATTTATTAGTTTCCTTATCTACTTCTTCCCAATCTTTTTCAGTAGCTTTTCGTTCTAAAAGCTTTTCAGTAGGTGTTAATATAATCTCTTTTTGTTCTACCTTTTTAATCATTTCATCTAATTTGTCTAGTCGATTTTCTTTTTTTGGTACTATAGTAATAGTTAAATTTAACAACAAAAATATTGTTACAAATATCCAAAGGTATTGTGTTAGTATTTTTTTCATATGTATATTTATAATAGACAAAAAAAAGGGCGACACTGAGGCCGCCCTTTTTCGTATTTCTGTATAGACAGATATTACATTAAGTTCGTAACTTGAACACGTCTGTAGTATCTGTTAGCATTAGCAGAACCAATACCATTGATTGAAGCAGCGCTAGCACCAGCATTTTCAGCAAACGGGTTTGCTTGCATACCGTATCTAGTTTTGAAACCAATCTTAGGTTGGAAACTGTCTTGTCCAACTGCTCTTACCATTTGTAGTGGCACATATGGGCAATAGAAAATACCAGCGTCATATTGAGAAGTACCTTTGTAACCTACAACAAAGAATTGTTTTGCTGTATTGTTAGCACTGTACGGGTCAATGTACACTTTGTATCTGCCATTTAAAACACCTGCGAAAGTGTTTCCAGTGTCATCTACTGATAAGTTGTTGTTAAGAGCTGGAGCGTAATCTAACACACCTGCCATTTGTAAAGCAGAAGCAACGTCTGATGAAGTAATAAGGATATTTCCTTTTCCTCTTCTCGTTCTTTGTCCGATTACATTAGCTTCTCTCTCTACTTGGAACATTAAACCTTTAAATCTTTCAACAGACCATCTACCGTTTGAGTCAGTATCTAAGTCAAAGATTCCTTCAGTTGTTGTGTTCACAGTAC